CATCGAGCCGAACTCGGAGAACGATCGAACGTGTGACGGGTCTACAGAGGTCTGTACCATTTAGGGACCCTCCACGGGGACGGCGAGGTTGTAGATCGGCATTCGGTTCGCGTCCGAGCCAGCCACGCGCTGGTAGAGGCGCGCCCCCGTGCGCCTCTCGTGCGTGACGACGTCGTCTGCCGATGGAGAGTAGAAGCGCAGCCCATCGGCGCACGCCGTCCTGACCTGCTTCAGACCGCCGCCGCCGATGGACGCCGCAACGCCGAGGATCTCACCGTTTCTCTTGTCCAGGGCGTAGGCGTCCATGTTCGCGCCGTTGACCGCCTGGACCCACACGATGCGGTCGTCGACCGCGATAGAGCGCGCGTCGCTACCTCCGCAGTCACGGCGCCAGATGACAGAGCCGTCGTAGAGTGAGAAGGCGATGACGTTCATGTCGACGCCTGCGTCCGTGCGCTGCTCACAGCACACGTAGACGTACTCGCCATCCTGGGCGCTCATGTACATCGTCTCGCCCGTCGACGAGAAGGCATAGGACCACATCGTCGTCCCGGCGGTCAGGTTCCAGGCCTTTACCTGGTAGCCGCCTGTGCCTGTCGCGCTGCCGACGCCGACCACGCGGTTAGCGCCGACGCTGAGGTGGTCGATGGAGCCCGACGTAGCGTCCCAGGCGTTGGCGACCGTGCCAGGCTTTCCGGCTGACGTCAGGTCAGCGGCGTTGACGATGTAGATGGAACGGTTTCCCGTGCCCTGTGTGCCGACAAGGGCGTCGCCGTTCGAGTCGATGGATGCGAGCTTGGTCGTGTCCACGGACAGGGTGACCTGATGCGTGGTGGCGCCCGTGAGGCGATTGATGCGCTTGAGGTTGTTCGTCGGCACAGCGGCGTTCTGGATCTGCGAGTACACCGCCGCGCCGTCTGCTGCGAGCCCTCGCGGGATGTACCCAGCGAAGGGGCTCACCGCCCACAGCTCGGAGGCGGTCAGCGGGTCGTCGTAGGTGAACGCGCGCAGGTCGCCCGCCGCGTCTGCGGTGTAGATGTACTGACCATCCCCGACGATGCGGTAGATGTCGAAGCCCGTGTCGCCAGCGTGCGTCGTCTCTGCGAAGCGCGCCGTGAAGGTGTCGCGGTCGACGTAGAAGAGGCGCCCTGTCTGGATGTTCGCGTCTGCGATGGCCTCGTCGAGGCGCGTGAAGTGGCGTGGGTATCGCTTCTCGAGCCAGGCGATGAAGCGCAGCGCCTCGCGAAACAGATAGTTGACGAATGACGGGCTCGGCTCGTCGGGGATGGTGTTCGACCAGCCGTTGAGCCTCCTGCTGTCGTCAGGAACGGACGGCACAGCGCCGACGGTGTCGGCGTAGGTCGTCGGGTCGAAGGCCCAGTTTGCCTCGCCATCGTAGAGGCTGGAAGGGATGTTGAAGGGGTTCTCGCTCATGCTGCTATCACTCCGTCCAGCGCGTCGATCGCGTCCCATGCCTGGGAGAGCTCCGAAGAGCCTTGTGCTGCCGAGTATATCGCGACGACGCTCCACTGACCATCCAAACCGTAGTCGAATCCAGGGCCAGTCGTCGAGCCGTTCGTGGTGTTTCGTGCGCCGATGAGCGGCGGCTCGCCGTTGAGCGCGTCCACGCCGCCGTGAGTGCCGCTCGCCTCCTCTACCCTGTCCACGTAGATGGTCACGTCCGTGGCGTCTCGCACGACCGTGATGGTGTGCCAGTCCGTATCCAGGGCAGCAGAGCACACGACGCCCTTTGGGTCTTCCTCCCAGTAAAGACCCGTCACCGAGTCGACGAAGAGCCCGCACCGACCATCGCCGATGGGGTCCCATTGCGTCACGATGCCGTCCACCGTGGCGTCGTAGGTCGTGAGCTTCATCCTGACGTGCAACGTGAACTGTCCGTCGAACCACGTCACAGAGCCATCGTCGAGCTTGTAGGGTTCGATGTTTCCGACCGCGTGCAGGATCGACCCTCGGTAGACGGTGCCTCCCAGGCGCTGATAGTCGGACCCTGACGCATCGGCGTAGACCAGACCGGCGGCGCCGTCAGCAGACATTGAGGCAGCTGGCCAGCTCGCCACATCGAGGCCGTCCGTTGGGTCTTCAGAGGCCCACGACGCCCTGTCAGAGAGCGCGTAAACGGCGACCATGGAATCGACCGGGAAGGGCCACGAGGTCGTCACTGGCGACAGCACGCGCGTGTTCCACAGCGCCGGCGGCGTGTGGTTGAAGCCGCCCGCGTTCGGCGACGTGTCGGTGTCGAAGGTGAAGTAGGCGTCTCCCTCGGGCGCGGCCTCGACGGTCTCGCGGAGCTCCATCGACACACCCGCCGGGCGCATCTCGAGCATCAGCTGCACGAGGGCAGCGCGCAGCCCGTCCGTGACCTCGGGCGATGGCACGTCGAGGACGAAGCCGATCGAGTATCCTGCCGGGTACAGCGCGATGTAGCGCACTCCCTGGCCCATGAACGCCGCCAGCACCGTCGCGACGACGAGCAGGATAGGAGGGATGGTCCCTGATCCACGGTTCGCTGCGATGCGCACCTGCAGCACCGCGCGGTAGTCATCGTCGGACAAGCCGTTGCGCGCAAAGGCGAGCACCTTCCCGTAGGCGTCCAGCTGCATGCCGACCGATGTCGACAGCAGCCGCTCGGTGTAGCAGTCGTCTACCACGTCCTCGAGCTCCTGCACTTCATCGGCGAGGATGGAGACGAGCTCACGAATGTATGGCCCGAGCGGCGCGGAGAACTGCGACAGCACGAGGGCGAGCGCCTTTGCCACATGGTCTGTGATCGCGGTGATGTAGGACACACGACCTCCTTACGCCGGGGTGCTGATGACCTGCACGTTGACGGCCTGAATCCTTGCGTACTGCCGAAACGTCAGCTCGATGTCGACGTTGTCGCCTGCCCCTGGGGCGCCGCCGATCTTCGCCAGCACGCTCGCCGTGCGCACGCCGACAACGCCCGCTGCAGCGCACAGTATCTCGAGCAGCACCACATCGTCGCCGACGTCGAGGCCGTCATCGTAGGCCGCGACAGCGGCCTTGACCTGGTCGTCTCCGTCGTCAGGGTATTGCGCTGTGTAGGTGAGCGTCACCTTCACGTACACCTCCTGCACAGCAGCCCACGTCCACTCGACGGTCTGGACGAATCCCTGCGTATCGGTGACATAGGCCGTCACCGACTGGCCATAGGGCTGAATGCCGCTCGGCATGGTGTCGAAGATCTCTGCTGCGATGAGCTCCTGGTCGACGGTGTCAGGACTGGTCGACGGTGTCAGGATGGACGACCACCTCGAACGCCTTGGGCGGGATGCCGTCAGCGTCCTCGGCGAGCGTCCGATTCGATTTCACGCGCACCGCCAGCACGCCCTCGAGCTCTCCGATGCGAGACCAGATCGCGCCGTCAGTCCCTGCGCCGATGATCTGCAGGCTCACCTCGCGGCGCGCTCGAAGCTCTGCGTCCGTCTCCTGAGCGCGACCGGTTACGAAGTCGGCTGCGTTCGTCGTCGATGCCCATCCCGCGATAACCGTCACGATCTCCGTGACGGCGCCAGCGGTCGCCTCGATAGGCCCTGTGGTCTCGCACTCGACGTCGACGGCGACGGAGCCGCCGCCCGGGATGGTCGCGTCGGCGAGCGTCAGAAAGCGCGCCCCGTTCGGGATACGGACGATCGACCCTTCGGGGATGAACGTCGCCGGCGTGCCCGTCAGCGTCTGCGAGCCCGACGTCTTCGTCGCCGCGAGGCGTGTAACGCCCGTGATGCCCGCCAGGTTGTCGAATGCCCGCCAGGTTGTCGAGCGCCTCTCCCGTCGCCTGGTCGGGGTCGAAGGCGTCGTACACCTGCTGTAGCACCTCCCACACGAGCCCGATGGACTCCGACAGGATCGTGAGAAGCTTTCCGATGGGACCGCCAGGGCGCGTCGATACGCCAGGACCGAAGACGCCCGAGCTCTTGACCTTCGTGATGAGAGAGGTGAGCACCTCTGACGAGCGCTTTACGACGAGCCCTGCTGATGAAAGTCCAGCCATCATTCACCTCATGTCACGACGATATCGGGGTCAGGAAGCGTGCCCGTCGCGCGCAGCACAGCGTCATCGGTGATGACCTCGAAGGACACCGCCAGGTCACGCGTCAGGCTCGCCACGCTCAGCTCGAGGCTGCGTATCTCGCTCACGCCGTCGACGCCACTGATGGCGCGCACGAGCTCTGCGCGAGCGGCGGAGAGGTCGACGTTACGACCGAGGATGGTGCCGAGCCAGTCGACGCCGTATCGCAGGTCGGCGAACCACTCGCCTACCTGTGTCTTAAAAACCCATCGCAGACGCTGCGCGACCAGCTCCGCGTCCGTCGACGACTGGCCGAGACGAGCGACGATGTCGTCTGACCCGACCAGGAATAGCTCACCGGTGGCGTCGAAGGCGAGGTCATTCGTTGTGGGGTCGATGTACAAGTCTACGCCCATCATTCCACCTTCGTCTTGACGGCGCTCGTCGTCGGCGGGGCGACGATCGGCGTCGGTACAGGTAGCCCAATACTGGATAGCAGCGTCTGCACGGACTGCATCCACGCATACTGCAGCGTAAAATAGGCGTCCACCTCGTCACCGAACGCCGCTGGCTTCGAGGCTGCTACCGAGCCGCTCTTGACGGCGCCGCCGACAGGCACCGTGATCACTACCTCGGTCGTCTGCACTCTGAGCTCGCACGTCGTGTCATCGAGGCCCATAGAGGCCCCTCCCAGCGACGTAGAGGCCCTCGGGCGCGTCTTGGGACGTACACCAGGGATGACGACGGCGTCGCTCAGGCTGCCTCTACGACGCGATGTCGGCACTGTGTCGCGCAACCCCGACGTCAACCACGCGTCGATGTCGTGCGAGCAGCACACCACGAGCACCTCGTCGCCAGGCGTCAAAGGGAACTGAAACGTGTAGCCGCCGCCCGTTGGGAATGCGACTGGGCACTGCGTGAACGCAGGAAGCGCGAGGGGCACCTCGACGCCCTCGACGCTCTGATAGATGCGCGTCGTTGGCTGCGCGTCGACGAGCTGCGTCGTCGTGTCGTAGCTAAGGATCGTGGCTGTCATCGACACGTGACGGTCGTCTACCACGGCGAGCACACCAGCCTCGATGAGCTCCGCAAAGGTCGGCGTAGTGCCATCGTCTCGTAGTCCCGTCATCTCACCTGCCGACTGGTACCGCCTCGATTACTGACGTCCAGTCTCCACCGTGCGTGTCGCCGATGTGGTCGACCTTGTCGATCTTATAAAATCCCTGATATGCGGCGCTTATCAGCGCCACGAAGCGCCCTGGACGCAGCGCCGGGTTGAGCAGCGACCTGGCGTTTATGCCCTTCTTCGTCGCCGTCGGTGACCCGATTAGCCCCGTCTCTGGGCTCAGTAGAGCCGCTGTCTCCGACGTCGTCTGTCCTGGCGCGAGCAGGTACAGCTGTCCGTCCTGGATAGTAGGCGACACGCCCGCATCGGCGCAAATCTGAATGAGCGCCGAGTGAGCGAATCCGAAGAAGGAGACGCCCGATCCGTAGACGACAGGAGGCAGCGCCGACCCAGGGCCGAGCCCGAGTCCCATGGCGACGAGTATCCTGGCGAGGATCGTCGCGTTGTCCGTGCCCGGCCCGAAGGTGGTGTCGAGACGCACGCTTCCCCACGACAGCTCACCGTCGCCGGCCTCGAGCGTCACGACTCGGTCTGGCCCTTGGCGCTCGACGAGCACACCGCGCTTCGAGATGTCGCCGCGGAAGATGAGCGACGGCACCTTCCCGTAGCCAGCGAGCAGCGTGACGAAGGAGCCCGTCGTCTCGACGATGGAGCGGCTCACGGGGTCGAGATTGTAGAGGCTGATCGTGGCCTGATTCGGCTTGATTCGCGACGTCCGCTCGATCTTGAACGTGGTCCGCAGGTCGGACCACGTGCGTCCGAAGCCGCCAGGAGGCCCGATAGTGACGCTGCACACGCGCCCGAAGAGAGGAAGCCCGCTCATGTCCCGATCTCGATGGAGGAGATGAACGACGGACGCACCGTCGCCTCGAGCGCATCGACGTCATCCTTGGTCAGGTACACGATGCGGCACCTGCCACCCCTGACGTCGTCACCGAGCTCGGCCTGGCGCGTGATGTCGTTTATGGTGGTCTGCGTATCGACACAGAGCAGCTGTCCGAGCGGTAGCCTGGCGTCACTGTGTCGGTACAGGAGTGGCCAATAGACGACGAGCCGCACACCGCACACGATCGGCGTCTCGTCGGGCTCGAGAATGTCGAAGTGCCACGCCTTCCCTCTTTCCGACCACCAGAAGCGTAGACGGTACTCCGTGCCGTCGAGGACGTCCGAGTAGACGAAGTCGGACGAGTCCGCTGCGAAGGATACGAGAGTCCTCATCTCGGCAAAACCCCCTTTATCAGATCGGCCAGCGTACCGCCGCCACCGAACTCTTGCTCAATGCGCTTCGCTGTAGAGACGTCCGTAGCCTCTCTCGTCTCATCAGAGCTCGCACCTGCCGACTGCTTTCCGGCGTCGAGCTGCGACTGCTGTCCTGCCTTCGCAGGAGGCGACAGAATCTCGGGAGGGATCGGCACCGACACGCTATTGACGATGCGTATCTGCTTGAGCGTCACCACAGGCGTGACGGCTTGGCCCGTCGTGGCGTCTCGTTTTAGGTCGACGCTCTCGATTCCCATGTTCGCGAGAGGACGCAGCGAGGTAACCACCGTCACCAGCGTGCGCGCGTCCTTGAGCGCGAGGAGGCGCTCGTAGGCAAGGCGCGAGCGGTCTCGAAACGGCACCGCGCCAGGGCGTGTCGGAGTGTCGGTGATGACACCAGATAGCGTCAGGCGCACGGGGTCAATGATGGCGTGGTCGGTGATGGGGATGCCCGTCTCGACGGGGTACTCCGTCCACTCGACGGTGTCCTCATACGACTCGTCCAGCGTGACGTCGAACTCGATAAGGGTCAGCAGCACGGGGTCTATGATACGAGCGCCGCTCTGCGCCGGTGGTTTCGTCACGCCCATCACTGCGCCCTCAAGCTGGCCCTGGCGATCCACCCCAGGGAGTCGTCGATGCCCTGCGAGGTCGCGCTGCCGACCTCACCAGGACCCATCTCTGTAGACCCGTCGATGGTCACGCTCACCGTCCCTACGGTGACGTTCG